ATAAGCGTATGTATTTTGAATATAGAATAGTCAAAATTGAGAAAGGTTTGTTTCTCATCGAATATAAGACCGCTCCTTATGGAGTTTGGCATGAAGTAAAAAACAAACAGTTCAAGACTAAGCCAAAGGCAGAAGCTTGGGCTAGAAAGAACTTAGTTTAATGAAGTAAAGCGTATGGAAAAGTTAGAATATATTCCAGGAGATTTGGTTTATATCCATGGAAGTCTTAGAATCGTTAGCAATTGTGATGGTTACTATGCAACTTACTATGATGAAAACGAAAGATTACAAGAAGTTAATGTTAATGTGATAGAAGGTATTCCTATCACTCCAGAGATTCTAGAGAAGAATGGATGGAAGTCTATAAATGGTAAGTATGCTTTAAAGATAAAAAATGCAAATTATGTAGTACTTGAATTTACAGAATATGGTATATACACTTACATAAATGAAAATACCATGCTTTTTACAATAAAGTATATTCACGAACTCCAACATTTATTATATGCCTTGCATATAGATAGTAACTTAAAAATATAATGATATGACAGAAGAAGCAAGAAGAAGAGACGAAGAAGCTGGGTTAGGATGCGCTATATGGGGAATTATAATAATATTTTCTATCATTGGTAGTGCTATCTTAACATATATTATTAATAACTAACAGCCTTCAGGCATAAATAGAAGTAACATGACAGTACAAGAATTAATTAATGAATTATCAAAGGTAGAGGATAAGACTATGGAAGTTAACTTTCCTTATTCTCATGGAACACAAGAAAACGGAGAGCCTCTAAGTATAGCTGAAGTATCTGTGTACAATGATTGTGTTATAATTTATGATTAACCATCCTGCAAAGGATATAAACAAATAGATTATGATTAAAGAAGTTCCAAATCCTACATTAGAATGTATAGGATGTATATTTAAAGATGCACTTCAATGTCTTAGCATGCCTTGTTTTGCAGATAAAGACAATCCAATTAAATACATTGAAGTAAACGAAGACATAAATGAGAATAATATGAATAAAAAAGTAAGTGAATTTGTGCGTAAGTATGTTGAGGAACACTTAGATAAGAGTGATTCAAAACAAGAGTTTGAAGTGTATGTAGTATGGCAGTGTTACATTCTTGATAATGCAAAGTGGCTGCTCTCAACAACACTATCTGATGGTATGTACTACGAGGTAACATACAACAAAGCTAAAGATGAGTTTTATCTTGATGCTTACAAGAAGTTTGAGAATCGTTGCATCCCAAACAAGTAACTAATCAGTTTTTACGAGATATAAATATAAGTAATATGGAAGATTTTGAGAAAAGAATGCTCGATGAGCATAGTGAGTTAAAAGACCGTTGGACAAAGCTGAATGCAGCTTTAGCTAAAGATGGTTTCCGTGAAAAAGTTGGAGACTATCAGTTTAACTTGATGAAAGAGCAGTCATTGGGTATGGAAAAGTACTATCTCGCTTTAACTGCTCGTTTGACAGATATGGGTTTATTGGAATTGTGGCGCAATGCCTGAGAAGTAACTAACCACCCTCTCCTGTAAAAAGGGAGAGGGTAAAAAAGAATAGAATATAATTATGACTTTAATGAATTTGCAGAAAGAAATTGTTTCTATGATTGCTAAGTGTAGTTCAGAAACTCTTGTTGTTAGAACAGACAGCCAGAGTTGGATAAGAGATATAAAAGGTCTAAAGCACGCTAATATTGATGGTATAGAAATGGTAATCATTGATTGAGGAGGAATAGATATGGATTTAGCAATATGTTTTGTGGCATTTGTTCTTATTGGAATAATGGTAAGTATTGACAATATAGCCAAAGAGCTTTCGAAAATAAGAAAAATATTAGAAGAAAAGGAGGAATAGTTATGACACAAGAAGGATGGATATGCCCTAGATGTGGAAAGGTAAACGCACCTTGGGTAATGCAATGTTCCTGTAATAGGAACACTCAAATATTACCTAAAGTTGGTGCTCCTTACTATGAAGGAGACCAAGCAACGTGTAATACAAAGGAGGATAAGCAATGAGTAAAGAAAAAGCTATTGATAAAATTAATCAGGCAATATTTTTAATCAAACCATATTTTGAAGGAAATCTTGAAGCTAAAAGATTTACTTTAAAGTATTTGGAGGATGCACTTAAAGAGTTGGAGGAGTGATATGACAGAAGAAATTTATAACAAAGCTACAAACTTAAGAAGTTTAATTGAAATAGACAAGAAGGCTCTTAAGTATTGGAAGGAAGCTGTAGATGCAACAGATGAAACCATCACATTGTCTAATGGGCTAGGATATAATGGGTATAAAAAAGCTTCCATTTTTAGGTTCATATCTTTTAAAGAACTGAAAGATATGGCTATTGAGAGACTTACAAAGAATTTAGAACAACATCAAAAAATGTATGAAGAATTATAATGGAGGAAAAGTAATATGGAAGCAGGACAATTATTAGTGCTATTGTTGTCGTTTTGCGCTTTAGCATTACATATCAAGAATCGTAGAAGAAAGGGTTAATTATGAACAAAACAAAATTACATTCATCATTACTCTTCCTGATGCTAAAACTGGAAGAGGCAAAGAGCAACCCGATGTCAGACAAGAACTTTGTTGAAGCATTGACGGAAGTGCTCAGATATTTCCGTGATAACGGAGAGTTAAAGAAAGCCTATGAAAGCCAAAAGGATTCATTGACAGACATGGCTAATGGTTCTTGTGTGAAAGCACTAAAGGACTATGTTTACTCAAAATGTCAGGAAGACGGAGTTGATGTAAAGTTACCTGAAATAGATGAACTTATTAAGAAATTAGCTTCTGATGAGTTCATTGAAAAGAAAATAAATGACGTTCTTGGTGATGATGATGTAGAAATTAAAAAAATATAGTTATGGCAAAACCTTACAGAATCAAGCATAAGGCTAGTGGATTGTACTACCAGCCTGCAAGCAATCATAGTAATCTTTCCAAGAATGGCAAAGTGTACATGACAAATAACTCGCCATTGATGATAAATAATAGCTATGATTATATAGCTATTAGTGTTAGAAAAGGCACGAAGGTACATGATATTTTAGAAAAGGAAATGCCCTTAAAAGGCGTAGACGAATACTTTGGAAAAGCAGTTTATTATTGTGTTCCAAAGAGTGCATTTGAAAAAGAAAATTTATAGCGTATGAAAATAGAAATCAAAAGAGTAACGGACTGGCAGCGTGTAGTGGATGCTGCTCGGTTCACACAAGGTAAGGAACCGCTGGGACATGAGCCTAGCGATGAGTTTAAGAAACAGATGATTCTCAGCGAGCATTCACCGCTCAGAGAATTGGAGTTCGATATTAAGATGTATGGCATACCATACTGGGTGAGCAACCATTTTGTTCGGCATGTTCATGCTCAGCCATTCGTTTCCACATCTAGACCAGATATTACTGGCTCCAAGGTATCACGTCACGATATGCGTCAGGATGATTTGGTCAACTTGCAGCTATCCCTCAATGCTCAGGAGATTATCAATATCTCGAAGTTGAGACTCTGCAACAAGGCATCCGAGGAGACGAGAGAGGTGTGGTATAAGGTTCTTGACGAGGTGGCACGAATTGAACCTTTGCTTGCATCCGCTTGTGTTCCTCAATGTGTTTATAGAGGTTTCTGCCCTGAGCCGAAATCATGTGGCAGAGATAAGATAAGCATGTTTCCCATCATAAGAAAATTCTACAAAAATCTTGAAACATACCAAAGCAACCAATGAAGAATCCTAAATATATCGTTAACGAATATGTCGGTGGGCACTTCGAGTACATAACTCCCTGCCCATTCGGCATCCAAGTCAAGTACACCAACGAAATACTATATGTAGGTAGCCTTGCTTGCCAGCGATGCGAGCACTTCCGAGGTATCAACAAAGAAGATGGTATCGTATCTTGTGGAATCGAATAGTTTTAAGAGTGCATCCTATCTGCATTCTTCTTAATAATTAATCAAATTTTATATATGAATACAAAGAAAATCTCAATCATTCAGCGTATCAAGGAGAGATTCCTTGGCAAGCAGTTCTTTATTGCAGTAATCGCTAACAAGGGAACCAGTTCCTACTTCGTCAACTCTACCATCTACCGCTCAGAGAAGGAGGTGAAGGCTTACAAGAAGTACATCACCACAGACGAGCGTATGAAACAGAGCTTCGATTTCGTAGGCTATTATGGTTTCCGTTCCAAGTTCGACTTCCGCATTCCTCTTAGCGGAAAGCCAGTATCAGTTGAAGAGGCAAAGAAACTGGCAGAAAAGTAGTATGGGAAAGTTGATAGACCTTACTGGAAAGCGTTTCGGCAGATTACTCGTCTGCCGAAAATCTGATAAAGAGAATCACCAGCATGGTGCTTTCTGGATATGTAAGCGTGATTGTGGCAGAGGTTGTACGGTTCTAGGTTCTGCTCTTCGTGACGGACGAACCAAATCATGTGGCTGTTACCGCTCTGAGCGAGCATCTGCCTTCATCACCAAGTATGGCAACCGCAATGGTAGACCCAAGCGGAAAGACAAAGTTAACGGATAATATCCATTTTATCACTTTTCATATTATATTTGCAACATGAAATTCAAGTATTTAATAGATAAAGTCAATGGTTTCAGACACCGCAACGATTTTGTAGTACTGGACGGAAGAGCCAACTCGGTCACGCTCTCCAAGGGCATCTACGACCACATCATGCAGAAGGAGCGAACAGACAATTCCATCTTCGTGTTCAGGTTATCTGACAGAGGTACATACGGATTCTGCATGCGTGAGGACTGGGAAGAACTTCGCAAAGCCAACACCGCCTTCTCTCAGCTTCAATTCAATCAGAAGTATAAGAAGGTAGGTTTCCGAAGTGACTACCCTTCCATCACCGCCATCCTTGATGAGTACAACCTTCCTCTCAACAGAATGGTTCGCCTTACTTGCATCCCACGCAAGTCAGCCAAAGGAGAACCTTATTACGAAATCATGCGACCAAACTTAAATTCGAGCACATGGCAACAAGACAAGAAGTAATACTCAAAGGGCTTACCCACTCTCCATCCGACTACGATTGTCAGGATGGGGAGTTGGCAACCTGCCTCAACCTCATCAACGAGGATGGGGCACTCCACCCTATACAGCAGCCAGTAGTAGCAGAGCAGAACATCACGCTTGATGCAGGAGATACCATCGAACTGGTGCATAAGGTAACACACGATGAAGCGATTCACTCTCACTACATCATCCGTAAATCAGATGATACTTGGTACTGGATGGAGAAAGGTGGTGACGGAACCAAGAACACCATCGACTTAAACGGATTCCACGTTAATGCAGTTACAGCAGTTGGTAATATCCTATCATTTGTTGGCGATAGTAAGATATTATATTGCTATTGGGATAATGGGATTTATCGTGTTGTCGATTTTACGGAGGTAACTTACGATGCAAAACTTACACGAACATCTTTTAAAATGAGCGTAGATAGTTGGGTTAAGGATAATACTATCACCGAACAAGGATATACTCTTCCTTTAGAGGATTTTGATTCTTATGGATTTCCTGAAGAACTAGGAGAAAATGTAACTACTAGACTTTTCGCTAGTCAGGATGCCTATGTTAACAAATACATGGACTCTTATTCTTTTAAATACATACAATTTGCTATCCTTGCTATCCAACTATATGATGGCTCATACATACAAATTGGCAATCCATTTATACTTGCCCCAAAGGAAAGAATTGAAGATAGTATCGGATTTCGCTGGACTAGAGATGAAGGTAGAATGACAAGTGGAAATCTTACACTTACCTACGAAGCAGATAATATATATGCTACCTATAAAGGACAAGAAATAGATAACTACGAGCTTTCCGTAAACATTAAAGATATTGACAAATACAAGACTTTAATTAAAGGGGTTGACATGTTTATTTCTAACACCTTATTCCCTTATAATACGAATGGCAATATCATTGCTAAAGAAAATCGTTTCTATTTCCGCAATGATAAAGGACGTATGAAAATTTCAGATTATTCGTATATAAATGGTAAGTTTATAATTGGTGTTAGAAACTATCATTACCAGCCATATACAGAAGAAGAGATTTACGAGAAAATCGACAATTTGTCATTCTATAAGAGCACAAGTTTCTCTTTTGATGATGTTAAGGATGGAACTTCAAAGAAACTGAAAAGGGTTTTAGGAACAGAAGATAGTTTGCCTATTGCAGACCTTCAACGAGAATCGTATGGTGCAATGTGTGCTATAACATATAACAACAGATTACATCTTGGAAATGTTATGTCTTCCATCACCACACGATGCAATAATGGTAATGGGTATTATTCTCCAGTTGCGCCAAACAAGAGCCTTGTGGAGGATAGTTATCAGTTCTTGTTTAGATACGAACCAAAGGGGCAGTTCAATGGAAACTACATAGATAACTTCGGTACAGACCAAGATGGTAGCAACTGCATAGATAAGATATGCCAAGTTGTTTCCAAAGTATATCTCAAAATAAACAACAAGGATGAAGTTTTTTCTTATTACGATGAACTTCATTACCCTCTACCACCTATTCTTTCTTTCCCTTCAAACAAGGCGAAAGTAATCGATTTACTTATCAGAATCCCAGAGAGAGGTGTTTACTCTTGTTATAAAAAGTCATTCAGCTTATACGAGAGCGAAACATTTGGTTTTAACTATGCGGTCAATTATTCAAATGGAACATTCTGCCCTATCCAAGCTAACGATGTTACTATGAACTACGAGAGTTGGACGGTTACTATATCCCAAGACCCATCGTGGAAGAAAATTTCAGAAGAAGAGTTTAATCAAGAGAAAGAAAACATCAAAGAATCCACTATAAATGGCAGCAGAACACCATCATTAGTCAAGGTGAGTGAAGCAGAGAACCCTCTAGTCTTCCCTGCAAAGAATAGTGTTCAGGTTGGCTCCTCCATCGTTAGTGCAATGGCAGCCAATACACGACCAATCAGCGAAGGTCAGTTTGGTGATGCTCCTCTCTATGCCTTTACAGATGAAGGTGTGTGGGTGCTGATGCTGGGCGATGAAGGAACCTATATTGCCAGACAGCCAACCAATAGAGATATTTGCTCCAACCCGAAGGGCATTTTGCAGATTGATGATGCCGTTCTGTACCCTACTGAACGAGGCATCATGATGCAGAGAGGACGAGAATCTGAGAACATTACAGACGCACTAGATGATTATCCTTTCGATTTTCTATCCATTTATTCACATTCAACAAAGGATAAGACCTATCCGAATAAACTCCTTGCTCTAGGTAATATCCCTGAGTCAGATGTGAAGTATGTCCGCTTCCGTAAGTATCTCGAAGAAGCTGGCATGATATACGACTATTACGATAGCCGTATCATCGTTTTCAACCCGAACTATACTTATGCTTACGTTTATTCGTTGAAGAGTAATATGTGGGGAACCATGCACAATGTCTTCAACAAGCGAGTAAACATATATCCTGAGTCATTCGCTACAGACAAAGCAGGAAACATACTTGATGTGTACGTGAAGGAGCCAACAGATAATGTTCCTTTCTTCCTTTGCAGCCGACCTTTAACGCTTGGTCAGGATGCCTATAAGACCATGTTCGATTGCATCACAAGAGGATATTTCAGCAGCATTCAGGCAGGAAAATGTGGGACGGTTCTATTCGGAAGTAATGATTTGGTTAATTGGTACTACGTTGGTTCTTCTGTTAATATGTATCTTAGAAACCTTGTTGGTTCTCCATACAAATATTTCAGGCTTGCGCTTATGGGCAGCCTTGCCCAAAAAGAATCTATCAGCGCATTATCTATAGATTTCCAACCAAGATTACAAAATAAACTCAGATAATTATGGCAGAATATACATTATCAGATTTCAATCAGGATTTAGCGAGAAAAGGGGCATCTGTAGGCTACATGGATGGCAACAATAAAATTCATATAGCCACAGAAGTAGAATTTTATATAAGCAGAAAGTCAAATTTCATCGGATTTGTTAAATTTGTCAATGAGGTTTATGATTTTCTTTTTGATGGAAGTTTCTATATAGGAGATATAAAGCAATATCTTAAAATCGTATCTTCCACCATCACAAAAACAACTGGCACTAAACTCGTCAGAGAAACCTCATCTGATGGAACATCAAATGCTCGCCCATTCCCTAAATACGGAATAGCTACCGCATCAGAGACAGGTGGAACAGAGGAAAGCGGCAAAGAAGAGGAAATCTTCTCAATCGCTACCCTACAGCCTAGAGAAGAAGTAGCCGCAAGTTGCTTGCAGGCTATGCTACAGAAGTATGAAAATCCGCTCAATATAGACAACACCAAGATTAAGCAACTTGTAAGCAAGTCATTCTTGTTTGCTCAGGAGTTCATCAATCAGGCTGTTCTTTATCGTAAGAAGGAGACAACATCGGCAACCGTTGAGAACAACAAGTACGCATCAGTTGATTCTGATTCTCTCAGCAGCGACACCGATAAACTGCTCTACAACATAGCTACAGCTATCAACAACTTTATCGCTCAGGATAAGAATCAGTATGCCGACCAGCAGAAGAACGGATTGAAACTGGCTGCTACAGACGTAAATGTCAAGACCTTACCTGAGAGTATCAATATTAATGCTGCTGTTACTGGTTCGGTAACTACCAAGCAGGAGTCCACGTCTAGTGGAACATAAACTTAGATAAATATTTTTTTGCTATATAAAAAATAAAGGGAAGCAGTCCGTGATGGATAGCTTCCCTTGCTTTATCTTAGCCTTAAACGACTAATCATTTAAAATGGATGCAAAGCGATTCTTGCTCTAACAGCCGAGCGGTTGCTTGCATCCTTAATCTTCTGTTTTTTATCCTCAGCGAGTGCCCAGAATCTATCAGCACCATCAGGAAACACAATCATTAACCATTCATAAAGGCATTGGTTCACGATATAGTCATGCAAGTAGACGGTCATGGTATGTACACTTGTCTTAGAAAAACCTTGCGGCATCCTCATCGCCAAGTAGTAGGCATCCTCATCGTTGGTAGGCGAACCTATACACTCTTCCCACTCGTTGGAATCAAAGCCGCCACCGAGCATTTCCACCTTGGTGAAACGGAAAAGCATTTCTCTGCAATCCTCTACTGCTGAGTCTAGAATCCTTGCTAACTTATCTCGGTTTCCTTCCTCTGATACGTCAAACACATTCTTTAATTGTTTTGCATCTATACCTTTCTGCTTGGAATAAGAATCAGCAAAAGAAAAAGCAGTATTCTTGATGTCATATACCAACTCATTCTTTTCCAACTCTATCATCACTTTATATCCTTTATTACAATACCTCATATCCTATCCTCCTATCTTGTTGGTCTTTTACGTGTATAAATGATTGCGTCAATCTTTAGCAGCAAAACGTTTGCCTTGGAGAGATAATCTTCCACCTTATCCTTATAGACTACTGAGCACCATTCTGCTACTATTTTGTTGACTACATAACTAAAAACCGTTGATTCTAAGGTCTTAAATAAACTCTCATTAAAAAGGCTGCTTACTCTCAGACCAAAGACCTCGTTGCTGCCTGAGTCACACTTCTGCCATCCAAGAATACTCTCCAAGGCTACGGAAACATCATCAATGGAATCTTCCCAAAAGCCTTCCAGCATTTCTCTATCAGCTTCCGTCACAAACACTTGGTCATACAGACTTTTTCCGTTTTTATCCAAGTTCTTTCCTCCTATGTAGGCAGTAGTCTTTGCCACCTCCTCATAGATGTCACTTTTCGTGATTGTCAATATGAAATTTGCCATTCTTTATCTTTTTATAGAGTTTATAGCCTAATACGATTAACAGCATGCAGAGTGCCCCAAATGACCATACTGCATATTTCAACTGAAACTGCTCCCACTTGGAGAGTTGTTTTTCAACTGGATAGGATACTGGGATAGAATCTCTTTTCAGGAAGGAATCCACATTCACCTTATACACATTTTTATAGATGGTCTTCTCATGCCATCGGTCAAGAAAGCAAGTATCTCCCTTCTGTCTGAGGAAGATTGAATCACGCACAAAAACGCTGTCAGAAGTATGCAGCGTATCGTGTTTTACTACGTACCGACATATAACTTTTTCCATCGGGACGTATTTTGTCTTGCATCCCGACAGAAGAAAAGCCACCAGCAAGATACCAATCACGTAGAGTGCTACTTGCCAAAAATCAGTATCGTACCATTTTACTTTCATAGGCTAAACATTAAAGACCTTCTTTGCTCTTGTAAGAAACTTTCGTCTTGATTCCAAGCCGTTGGTTCCACCATTGATTGTCTTGGTAATAGCCAAGAAACTATCACTATCAGCCAGTTTGTTCAGGTCATGTTTCCACCACCACCACATAGCACTCTTCGTTGCTCCTAGCGGAAGCTCCAGCAACTGAGGGTTCTCCATGATGTCACCAGTACAATAATTGCTGTTCTGATAAGCCTGATAGTTGGCTCTGCCAGTAATCTGAATCAAGCCCCTACCCCGATACTTGTAGCCATCACCATCTTTAAGGTTGCCGAGCATGTTCTTCAACTTTCCCACATCATACTTGTGGAAGTAGTTTCTGTTGCCGAGTTCCTTGGTGTATCGCAGTTCGTCACTCTCATGTGCAATCTGAGCCAAGAAGTGAGCCATTCGCTTAGGAGTATCAATATGGAACACCTCTGCATAGCCATTGATATAAGGAAGAAACGCATCCACCTTATCCTTCGCATTCGGCATAATCGCCAAAATCTGTTCTCTTGTTACATTCATACTACTTACCCTCCTTCACTTGTTTCAGCATACTTGCGAGTTCGTCCTTCACCTTACTCTCAAAGTTTCCTAATTTAGTCTTAAAATAAATGTTCACTCCGAATATTGCTCCAGAGTAAACAAGTGCTTGGCTGATGTACCAGAGCACACCATCCGAAATAATATAGTTGTTCAGAAAGAATGATAGGAAGGCGAGGACGATGCCGCTAACTACCATTCCAATAGCTGTACCATATTGCAATCCTTCACGCACGTTTGGAGTCATAATTTATCTTTTTATACTATTAACATTAATAATATGCAAAGATAAGAAATGATTCCCAATTAGTTACTTTATCCGTTTATTGTGTGCCATATTTTGCTGGTAGGATGCAAGCAGTCAGGGTCTTGCAGATACTCGATAGCCATCAAAACCACCATTTCCTTCAACTCCTCTGCATCATTGCTATATCGCTCCAGCAGAATATGATGGTCACTCCTCAGCAGATTCATAGTTACCGCCAAGTCATAGATGGTATAGTCAGAAATATCATCCTGATGCTTGTCAAAGGCTTCTCTTATCTCCTCGTCCGAGAAGAAGGGAGCCATGTGCTTGGTTCCGTCAGCATCCTCATACCACATCTTGCTGATAGCATCATCGGCAAAGTGCTTATCAAAATGCTCTTCGCTCAACACACCATACACCATCGCACAAAGATGATGCTCCTCCACATCGCTCAACTTGCATGAGAGATACTTGCCGACTGCCTTAGCTACTGCCAACATCTGTTCAGGAGTCAACTCCTGCTGATACTTTTCTACGAAATCTACAAAATCCATACCTATACAAATTAAAAGTTTATGATGTTGCAAAGATACAAATATCTTAAACGCAGCACCATAAACTCGTAGATATTTCTGTAGCTATCTGAATATCAGACAAATACAGTTACGATAAAAACACCTCCTTTCTTTATTCGTCCTTAAATCTGGTTCTCTTCTCTCCACCCCTCGTCAAGATGTCGCTTTTCTTGCGTTTCGCCACCTTTCCGATAACGTCATTCTCGTAAAGTTCGGGCTTATTCTCCCTACCTTGGGTCTCTGAAGCAACACCACCATTCGGGTTGCCACCTTGGCTGGCATCAGGTTTCCCATTGCCATACCATTCCTTGTCACTTGGTTTGTCTGCAATCATAACTATAAACTATTAACTATAAATTATAAACTAAGCAGCAAGCGGTGGGTTCTGTCCGTCAGGACTCACCCCCTGACCGCTCATCATCTGCTGCAACATCGCCTGAGCCTTCGGATTGCTCTGTGATGCCTGAGCCACTTGCGCTTGCAACTGAGGAGAGAAACCTTGTGGAGTCTCACCATTCTGAATGGCTTGCTGGTTGGATGCAACCGATTGCAGCAACTCCTCTCCAAATGGGAAATCTCCTACTTGCAGCAACTGCTCCAGCGTGATAGCCTGATTCTGCCACAAGGTCATAAGGAACTCATTTGCCATCTGTCTATAAACAGGAGTAGCCGTACTTTCCGTGATGTTAATATCAAACTCAACGTCTCGTATCTTCTTAGGGTCATAGCGCACAATCTGCCCTGCCCTACCAACGATATTGAAGTTGCGAGCCACATCATAGTACTGCTGCATATTCTTCACGGTCTTGTAAGCACCATCAATGATAAACTGGCTGAAGCTCTCCAATATATCAAGCAGCGACATGGTAGCATTCTGTGTCTGCTGGGCATAAAGCGAACCGCTCGTACCCGATACTCCTGGTTTACCTTGCAGCGCACCATTCACTCCCGATATATCTTCAAAGAACTTCAACTGATAGCTGAGCAAGTCACCGATACCGATATTCGTAGAGTTGTTGGCAACTTGCTGAGGAACCTGACCGCTCTTGTTTGGCTTGTATCTCACCACACCATTGAACCTACTCCACTCATCGCAGAAATCATCCCAACTCATATCATCAGGAAGACAATCCTCAGGACAGAGCAGCACACCCTTGGCACTCGCCCTCATGATGAAGTCATACATCGTGATAAGTCGGTTCACGTATCTCTGCTGGTCAATCACATCTTCCACGAAGCTGTGAATCTTGCCATCAATAAACGGATAGAACTTAAAGCAGTATGGATGCTCACCATGAGCATAAGGGGTCTCGCCTTCTCTCAGAATATCACCGAAAGGAGAAAGATAGTAGAAATGCCAGTAATCATCCATGAACCACTCGGCATCAATCAGAGGAATATCATCTTCCATCATGCCAACAGCCAGACCTCTCTGTCTTCTGTCCGCATTCTCTGCATCTACAATATCAGCCTTATCCTCAATGTCAATCTTGAAATCATCGCCATTGTTGTAGTCGTGGCATCGGTATCTCGGTTTACTCTCCTTGCGCCAAACCTCAATCACTCGGCAGAGCGAAGGGTTGGCAGGATTCATAAAGTCAATAGTCCTAGGGTCGAACTCACCAAATCGCTGAGTGCAGTCTGCAATCACGAAATCTCGGTTAGCCGCCAACCGGTATATCTCCTTCAACTTACGAGCCTCAGCAGGAGACTTGGCAAACTCTCTCAGTACGTTGCCGATGGTGATGTCATGCACCTCGCCCAAACAACTCACGTCCCAACCACGGAAATCCCTCATATTATTATCTATGAAGAAATTGTTCGGGTTCACGTAGTCCGTCCAGCAATCCAACCTACCTCTTCGCCATCCATACTTCTTCTTATAGATAGCAGCACCGCTTATTAGGAACTCTTCCATAGTTCGGGCATCCAGTTCAGTCTCTCGGTTCAGTTGACGGTTACACTGGAGCACCACGCTCATGGTCTCGCCATATCGCTTTTCATCCTTGTCTCTCGCATTGCAGGTCGGTTCCTTGCTCTGGGAGCGATATACACCAAGCACATTCTTCACCAATCTTCTGATAAGGTTATTCTTCAATGGCTCGCTACCCTGCTCACGGATATAGTCTTCCTCTCTGATATGCTTGGTAAAACCGCACTTGCTTTTGAACTCAATGGTATCTCCCCACTGGTCTCCATAGCAGTATCGCTTGTTTCGTAATCTTCGCTTACGGAAGTTATCCATGTTGTTGTAGTATCGCTGAGCCTCCAGCAAGATAGAGAAGGCACGCTCGTATGGCTTGTCAAATCGGTTCTTGGATGCCTTCACGCTATCCAGTTCTTCTTTGTCAAGCACCTTGCTCAACGATAGCAGTTTGGTTTCTTCTTTCTTCTTTGCCATAGTTTATGATGTTTCTGTAGGTTCAACAATATGTGCCAGTTTCCGAGCCACCCCAACGAATTTGCTTGCGGTATCGGTATCACCAAGACTGATGCAAGTGAGATAGCCAACCATATAAAGAATAGAATCTTTCAGGACGGAAGGCAAACTTATTTTCTGTTCGGCAGTGATAGATGGAACCTGAACGTAGATGAATGCCAACGTAGCATTCTGCTTTTTGCTGGTATATAGTTCGATGCTCTTGCCGTTAGCCGTATGCACGATAGCCGCAATCGGTCGCTCAGGATTTCCCCTGACTCCATATTTGCAGTTCTGATACTTGTAGGCATCATCGCTCTCTGAAATGATTTCGGCAGGACGGTTCCAGCCTTCTGCCTTCACAGAAAGGATTCTCAGCATATCGGTAGGCAAAACCATATTACCCACGTAATAGCCGTTGCTATCCGCCCACGTTACATCATTCGCACACGAAGTACCTTCCACCATATCCTCAGGAGCATCCGAAAGAATGATTCTTGCTGCATCTACGATTTTACTCTCAATAAGTTCTGCTTGCGAGAGTGTATCAGAATCGTCGGGAGCCAGCAAGCCAGCAGACTCTTGGTTTCTATCCAAGAGCACCTTCACCTCTTTCACTAAATCAGATACAGCATATTCTACCATTACTCCAAACCTTCTAGTTCAACACCCTTTTCCTTGGCAATAGCCAAGATGTCTTCCTTAGTTTTCATCTTGGAACGACTTACACCGAAGGTCTCAGCCAGATAGTCCTTGGCATCCTCAACATCTGTCACTACGTGTGTCTTCTTCTCGTCAGCCACCTTCTTCTTTGCCTTGGCAGCAGCCTTCTTCTTGGCTTCCGCAGCTTCCTTCTTCTCGTCAACACTCTCCACCAAGAAGAACTTGTCGTTGAACCAATAATGAGACTCGATAGCCTTCTGCACCTTATGGTCTCTTGTCATATAGATGCTACTTCCCATAGTCTTACCCTCAAAAACAATGCGCATTCTCTCGTTACCTACCATAACGCTGAATGCCAAATCCGAACCAGCTTGATATTTCTTAAACATGATTATACCTTATTATATATGAGTTACTAAAAAAGGGATGGGGCTAGTGCCCACACCCCTCACTATTTGATGAATAATTTGCAAATCTACTTGCTTTTAGGCAGCAGCCTTGGTCTCTTCTGCATCAGTTGCACTTTCTGTTGCAGGAACCGCAGCAAGGCGCATACGAGCGTGTGCCTTAGGGTACTTCAAGTACAGACAAGCTACCTCCTGAATAACTACTGCATCGGTGTTACGGATGCCAGCCTTCTTCAAGTCGAGCACGTTACGTGTCCAAGACAAGTGTACTCGCTTAACCAAGAACTCAGGGTCAAGGGCAAAGCCGCAGTCGCTCATATCGAAGAGGTCAAACAACTCAGAGTGAATCATCAGCACCTCACCGAAGTCGGTCTCCCAACTCTTGAACTTCAAGTCCCAAACCTCAACGGTGTCTTTCAAGCGGAATTTATCAGAATTAATCTTACTGAATGCGCTCACGAAGTCTGAACCAGCGATAATCACCTTACGCTTGTTGCCGATACCAGTACCAACGAACAAATCCTTGGAAATGTCAACCAACTCCAAATCGGTAATCACTCGCTCGTTCTTGTTGTAACCCTTCTTCATATCATCGGCAGTAGCAACATGACCTACCTCAATATCCTTTCCAGCCATCCACCAGATACCCTTTGTAAACCACTGGGTAGAGTTGTTCTTGGTGGTATGTTTGATACAAGCCATATCACCGAAGAGATAAGTACCCTCCATAGCAAGACGCATATCGTAGATACTATCCTCCTCGATGTCTGAGAAGTCCCAATCTACTCGCTTAGCAGCAATTTTATTGAAGGTACTCTCCTCAATCTGAATCATGAAGTTCTGGCAGTACTGAGTCTCAGAAGCAGGAAGGTTGTTGAAACGACCTGTCTGTACGTCCAACTCACCGCAACTCTTCGCCATACGGATGAGCTTCTGACCCTTCTGCAAGGCTGGAATACCAATAGGCTGTTTCTTAACCAAATTACCATTTACTGCATACACAATAGGATAACCCTCATTATCCTTACCGCACACACAAAGTTCCAAATCAGGAGTAGGTTCATCGGTAAGGTCTGCATAAGCCTGATTCTTGTAGTTGGTAATTGCCTTAACACCTACCACTCGGATGGTATCATCCAGCGTAAACATTTCAGGGTCTTCAACCTTCAACACCATAGATGTGCCAGTACTCTCAACAGTTGTTTCCTTGACGGTAGTCTTGATAGGACGTGTACCGATACTCCAATACTCAACTACAAACGAACTAGCAGACTTGGTTGTCGCATAGCGTGAAATCTGGTCAACAGGAGTAGCCATCGGACGAATCTTGGTAATCTTGTCGTTGATGTCGTTCTCATAGAACTCCGTGCCATTCTCATTGAAGTGCTCACGACCTTTGCCTTCGGTAGCAATTCCATCATCCTGACGAGCCGCGCCACCATTACCAGCATCATCGGCAGCAGCAGCACCACCAGCCTCAGCAGCATGTCCGCTATCGGTCGTACCGCCATCAGGCAGAGCCGCCTCAGCCATAATAACCTGACCATTCACTCCGAAAATAACCGCCATAACCATCAGAAAAATGGAAAGCAGCCGATTAAATGTACTTTTCTTCATTGTTATTCTGAATATTAATTAAACATATAAATTATCTTTTTTACCTTATCACATTATCGAATACGTGTTCTTTTCTCGTGCCCACGCTCCCAGATGTTACCTCTACGTGATACCCTACCAAGTGCCCCAAGGTCAGGCTGGTTATCCGTCTGCTTGGTCTCTGCATTGGCAGAATCAAGGTCGGCAGTACCATCGCCCTTCTTTCTCAGTTCAAGGTTCTTGACGTGCTTGCTGTTCTTTCCACGAACTTCACCCTCATGGGCAGCATCAGCCACATCGGTATCATGATTCTTTGCCTTGATGAAAGCAGTAATCATTTCCTCAGTAAACTTGCCAGTCACCACATTGCGCATAGTCTGAAAACATTGGTCGATAGCATTGTTCACTGCTTCCTCGCCATACTTCTCTTCCAATTTGTCGAAGACTTCATAGCTGGATGGCATATTCTTGTCATACTCCTCCTGCAATTTCTTGCCGTTGGCAGCATTCTGCAAGAACTCAGACTGAGCCGATGCAATCTCGTCCGCATTGTCAGGGTCTGAATAGTAGTCAATAGCATCCTCGCCATGCGTGCGAATCAACTCAGCGTAAGGACTCTTGCCAGCCTTCATCGCCTGAAGGAAGGTAGCCGCCTCAGGGTCACTACCCAGCCAATCGCCCATAGCCTTCTCGTTATCCTTGTAACCCTGCAAAGCCTTCTGGTCGGCATCATAATCGTCATTGATGGCTCCATAGATAGACTCATCGTCTGCATACTCGGTGTCGGGATGTCTGGTCTTCAAGCGTTCCAAAGCCAAGTCTCTCTTGGTCTTTGTATCTTGTTGTTTAGCAGCACCAGCATTCTGCTCTGTATTTATATTTTTGTTCATATATATATGTATAAATTTATAAATCAATGCACAAAAATAACGCTTTTCAACTTATTATTAATCTTATCCGTTAACTATACTTAATTGTATCCAATTAATTTGGTTATTTCAATACATTTGTGTATCTTTGCCTTATATATATGAAACATAAAGGCTCACGATGTGACTTTACAAAGGAACGTGACGCTGACATATTGAGGGCTTACAAGAAGATTATATCAGTAAGAGACAATATAGGCATCTTGGAGATTGAGCGAAGACTATTGCAATCTCCAAGCAAACGTTTTTGGGTTTCTTCCGACCGAGCATACAATGTCATTCTCAATATGCTCAATGGTAAATCCATCAGCAGCATGAATCCACAGAAAAGAGCAATGTTTCAGGAGATTTTCCGAAGATACAAGATTTATTCCAAGGAGCATCCTTCTCTCACCAAGATGGATGCCATTTGGCATGTGTGCAATCAGGAAGCACCGAGTTTCTATCTCACTCCAAAATCCATGCACGTCATACTTCATCGGGTGAGGAAGGAGGAGAAGAAAAGATGCTACGAACTTCGTCAGAGAAGATTGCGCTTTATGCAGGGTACATTATAATAATATGTATCACGCTCATAGGATATGATGGCATGGGTCTCTTTGAAGGTTGCTCTATTCAGAACCGACTAAGCTACCCTTTCTTCCATCAGAACATCTTTCATGCAGCCATCAACCTCTATGTGTTTCACCAATGTTACCGAGCAATCCCTTGCGGTATCGGTCACATGGTAGCATTCTATCTCATAGCCGTAAGCTATCCCTTCACCTCATCCGTACCAATCATCGGTCTCAGCGGATTTATCTATGCTTACATGGGCTTTATCGCCCCCTACGTGGAGAATAAGGTAAGATACAATCTCACCATTCTCCTATATATCTGTGTTGGAATCTTTTTCCCTTGCATGGCGGTTGGAGTCCACATCTATTGCTATGTACTTGGTCTGTTGTGGGGTTATCTAAATGCACCGCTATGCCAAGACAAGTAACCGCCAAACTGACTGATGCACTCAACAAACACGTATTGGGCATTCTGAAGGAGAACGAGAAACGCATCAAGGAGATCAACACACCATTCAATCCCATCAAGGGTGAAGGTTGTGGAGACAAGCGATTCCTACTTTTCCTTCCTGATTTCCCGATTCAGAAGCAGCAGCTTCCAGTTTCGATGAAGAAGATTCCACTCGTCAAGATGCTCATCGAGTTGGGTAGCTGCAAGGCAGTAATCGAGGAGCTGCACAAGGATATAGACGAGCCGTACAACCTAGAGGAAGAAATGGAGCAACTGGTGGAGCAGTTCACTCGCATCAGAATGAAGCACGACCCTTTCTTCTTCTTTGCCACATTCATCTATATCAAACCGAAAGGTGGAGGTCTCCCCTTCCGTTTTGTACTGAGAAGACCGCAGAGAAGACTGCTCAGGTGGCTGGAAGAGCGAAGAAAGAAGAATCGCCCTATCCGTCTTATCCTGCTAAAAGCAAGACAATGGGGAGGTTCAACGGTTATTCAGATGTACTTCCTCTGGCTGCAACTCATGTGGCAGAAGGGTCTCAACTCACTCATCGTGGCTCAGGTCAAGGACACGGCAGAAACCATCCGAGGAATGTTCGAGGAAGCTCTGAAAAACTTTCCTACCAAGTTCCTCTACGAAATGGGAGAAGCGTATTCTGAGAACGAACCGAAGTTTGTTGGAGTCGGAACATCAGGAAACGTCAAGAAGGTTCCTCAGCGATTCTGCAAGATTAAGGTGGGTTCCATGGAGCGACCGCTGTCAGCCAATGGTGAAGATTACAACTTGGTTCACCTTTCCGAGGTTGGATTGTGGAAAAAGACGGACGGAAAGTCTCCTGAGGAGGTGGTGCAGAATGCTACCAATGGTATCTTGTACCGACCATACACGATGATTGCCTATGAATCCACCGCCAATGGTACAGGCAACTTCTTCCACAAGGAATGGCTTGCAGCAGTCAAGGGAGAATCTCAATTCGAACCATTCTTTGTTCCATGGTATGAGATATACGATATGTATCATCTTGAATTTGAAAGCAAGAAACAGAAGGTAGAGTTTGCCAAATGGCTATACGAGAACCGCTATAATACAAACACGATGTCCGACCGAGAAGAGCCAGGCACCTATCTTTGGAAACTATGGAATCTTGGTGCTCCACTTGAAGCCATCAACTGGTATATTGCCGAGCGCAAGAAGTTCACCGACCATGCAGATATGGCTGCTGGCTATCCTACTGATGATATTGAAGCATTCAAGCATTCAGGAGCCAAGGTGTTTGCCGAAGACAAGGTTGACAAGTTCCGAAAGGGATGCCGAGCACCTAAGTTTATCGGTGATGTTTATGGTGACGGATATAAGGGCAAGAAGTGTATGCAGAATGTGCGATTCTGTGAAGACAAGCAAGGTCAGTTGTGGATATGGAGCAAGCCTGAGACTTTTGATGATTGTAAGGTAACCAACCGCTATCTGGTTGTAGTGGATATTGGTGGACGTAGCAAGAATGCCGACTGGTCTGTTATCTGTGTCTTTGACCGCTATTGGATGATGGAAGGCGGCAAGCCGTATGTGGTAGCACAATGGTATGGGCATATTGATATGGACTTGCTGGCGTGGAAGGCTGCTCAGATAGCCAAATACTACAACGATGCTCTATTGGTTATTGAATCCAACACCTTGGAGACGAAAGACAAGGAGCATATCTTGGAAGGTGGTGACCAGTCTGAGTTCATCTTGAACCAAATCAAGGACGTATATGATAACCTCTATGCACGAAAGCAGAGTGAATCAGACATCAAGAATAAGGTTCCAGTAAAATATGGATTCCATACCAACGTAGCTACCAAGCCTATGGTTATCTCTGTATTGGTTCAGGTTATCCGTGAACAACTCTATGTAGAGCGAGACGATAGATGCTTAGATGAATATCTCACCTACGAGAAGAACGGAACCGTATATGAGGCAGCAGACGGAAAGCACGATGATTTGCTCATGACCAGAGCCATCGGACTCCACATCTGTTTCAATGAAATGGAAATGCCTAAGATGATAGAGTATAAGACAAGAGTAATGACAAGAAAGGTTTCTGTTTCGGCAGCAACCATCATATAGTTCAAACTAAATAATTACGATTATGAAAGTAACAAAGATTTTCAAGCGCATCAAGTGCGAAATCATGTACCGCCAAGCTACGGCTAAGGCAGACTACGCATCCAAGAAGAACAATGGAGAAATCTTCTATGTTCTTCCTACACAGAAGGGCAACCTCATGATTATGAACCGCTCACTCTTCGAGACATTCAAGAGAACAAAACTGGTTGACAACGACATGAAGGTCAGAGACCTGTTCAGGGATTGTGTCTATCATACCAACTGCAAGAGCAAGAAGGGCAAGGCGAGCCGCAAGCGTAAGCTCCTCAGATGGAAAGGCTTGATTTAGAAGTTAACGGATAAGAGATAGGTAGAGTATATTCTGCCTATCTTTGCCTATTATTAATAATGTGTATCAAAATATGATTTATAAAATAGTACAAGGAAATAGTTTCAAACTACACATCTTAGTGCGGAAGATGGATGTATCGAGAGAGTTTCAGCGACTCGTTGACTTCGATATGAGTCAGGCTACCGACATCAAGGTTGAGTTGTCAGGCTGTTTCTGTAACACGATTTCCGTTCCAGTACAAGTAGCAGGAATCCAAGGAAATGTGTTGATATGTGACATTCCTTCTTTCCTTGATTGCGGTAATTACAATGTCAGGGTATCATGGAAGTATGAAGATAGTGAAATGGTCAGCATAGAGCGTAATCTTCTGAGAATCGTAGAACACAACTCTATGAGTAATGTTCCTATCGGTGTTACAGAAGGTGAGCATACTGGCTTATTCAATCTTCGCTACTACATCGTGACCAGCAATCAGTCAACTTGCCCAGTATCGTTCATCGTTGACAACGTCAAGTTCAGCTACACCATCAATGGCGAAACTCAAATGGCGGATAACCAAGAGAACTATGTGGTTAACGGAACTATCAGCAACGGGAAGAAACTGGAAGCTGAGTTCATACCTATAGAAGGCTTCAGTATCGGTCAGGTAAAAATTATTATGGATGGCAAAGATGTTACTGACGAGTATTACGATAGTACTACTCATAGAGTATTCATTCCAGCCGTATCAGGTTATGTTACCATCACAGCAAGCGGAACTGTAAAGGCAAGCTATTATGGCGCATCATCAGCCAAGAATATGGGCGAGTTGAACATGTCAGACCTCACAATGTACGAAGGTACGCTTGTCGGTCAAACTCTAACCATTGCGACAACAGAAGAAAAGCCATACATCTGGTTCGCAAGCCGCCAGCCACTTATCTTTAGCCAATGTGGTTTTGAAGCTTCTTTGAATACTACAAAATTGGGCGACCTCTACTACTATTGGTCAGACGAACTTGTAGCTGGTGACGACAATGAATATCAAATTAAACTTAAAGAATAATATGGCAGAAAATAAAAAGTACAATAGCATTCTTGTTAGCGGACGCAAAGACGAGACTCTGACATATTCGAGGTATATCAAGGACGAGGAGTCTGGTAAATCCGTTAAAGAGTCTCTTGATGAAAAGATTAGTACCACGGATAAGATAGAGATTAATCAGATTGCTCAGGCTGTTTGGGATAAACTCAAAAATGAGTATCTGAGGCTTGATGGAACAAATTCTATGAAGGGGCATTTGTTTCTTAACGGAAATACTATAAGCGGCGTAAGAGATATTTTTCAAAATGACATTCAGCTTGGTGCAGTCATATCTCTTAGTAATTCTGACGAAATTATATTAAAGACAATAGAAGTTGATGGCAGCGAAGAACCTTATCACAGAATACTTGCCGATTTTCAAAATGGAGAGGTCTCTTTTCCAGATGGTAAAGTATCATCCAAAGGCTACAAGACCACAGACCGCTCCAACATAGGCTTGCTTGTCAACGATGGTTCTGTTGGTCTTGCTATGACTGATTCTGATATTGACGGATTATTTCAACAAGTATTTCAAACTGTAATAGGATAAAAAAAATATGGCAAATTATTTAGATAAGTCTGGTCTCCTTCGAGTGTTGCGAGGAGTGAAGAATCAGATAGAGAGAAAGGTTGGCGAGTTGGAAACAACAAAGGGAAGACCTAATGGTATTGCCTCTCTTGATGAAAATGGCAACGTCCCTTTATCCCAGTTAGGTAATGTTGATACTGATATACACGAATTAGCTCTTGTACTTCCTACGCAGCTGACAGAAAAACAAAGTAAGCATATATTTTTGGTCCCAAGAGGTGTTGATGAAAAGACTAATAAGAATATATATAAAGAGTATATATTTACTGGTAGCGATATTACAAATGTCAAAGATACTGATTGGGAACAATTAGGAGAATTTACCACGAGTGTAGATTTAAAGGATTACTCTAAAAAGAGTGAGACTATTTCTGACATTCGTTTTACTGATATGGATGTAGATGGTAGCTGGACTTCTAACACGGTTCTTAATAATCTGCTATTTGAGTTTGCAGATGGCAAACAGAAAATAATTAGCATTCCATTAGCTTCTGTCCCTTATTACGGCACAGCCCATCAATCACCAGGTGGCCCTGGCTTTATGTCGGGCGAAGACAAAGCAAAACTTGACAAGATAGACCTCAATGCCCTTACTACATCTATCAACGCTGCCAACACCGCAGCTGACAACACCAACGAGGCAATCAGAAAGTGCGAAGTTGCAACTGCTGGGGCTGAGAAGTGCAATGTCACGATGGAGGGAACGAAGATTATCGTCACTAATCGCAATGGAGAGGTCAAGGAGACCGAGGTGGTTGATACCGAGGAGGTTGTTACCGTTGTAATCACTTCTTCCGTTGAGAGTATCAGCGTGGCTGGCTTGAAGGTGAACGTGTTCCTCAACAACGGAAAGACCCCACAGACATACACCACCGATTCAGAGGGCAAGACCACCTTCAAGGTCAGCCGAGGAGTGTACTACCAAGTAGCCGTCCCAGAGTATGCCAACGCTCAGCCTTTGTCTCCAATAGGCTTTACTTCCGTTGGTGTAAGCAAGACCATCACCTTCAACTACGAGCCTTATGATGAGGAGACTAGCGAGAAGGTGATTGTGACTGTCACTAAGTACGCTGATGGCAATGGCACACCTTGGGAAGGCAAGGAAGTTATCGTTACCATCGACAATAAGGCAACAACCTACACAACCGATGAGAAGGGTCAGGCGACCATCTACGTCCCATACTTGAAAGAGTACATCGTGAGGGTTGATGATGAGGATGGCTACTATGTCCGCTTTAACAAGAACTCCCGAACTTATACTTCAAGAGTAGCCCAGCGACTTATCCAAGTCAATATGTATCGGTTCAAGACAGGTATCTATGTGCTCGATTCTGATGCAACGGAGTACTACATTGAGGATTGGGTGGCTGCTGGCAAGAGTGCGGAAGAGGCGGTGGCTATCAAGGTGGCAGACCAGAACCTACGACTTAACCGAGGAACGATCATCATCCGCTGCAACGACCTAAAGGATATGACGAAGCTGCAAAAATATCAGTGGTGTACGCAGAATCTGCAATTTACCTCAATCGCATTGAATGGAAACACCTCTAGTGACCCTAACTATTGGAATGGCGAGCAATCATCCTTCTTGGTTCGGCAAGAGGCTGAGGAGAGAAGCCTTAGCGTGCCTGCCTTTGCTTTTGCCTATGGTCAGTCCTTGGAAATTGGTGGCGAGAAACTGAATGGATTCTTGATGTCAGTGGGTCAGGAGTACGTGCATATCAACAACGCAGGAACTATTCGTGAGGTGCTGAGAACGCTCTTCGGGGACACAGTGGCAGATAACTACTATAAGTTCGTGAACGAACAGAATAGATTTAGTAGTACGCAGTACGATACCAACTACGCTTTTGGCTTCAGTTATCAGGCGAACATGAACTTCCTCAAGAACATAAGCCACTATGTTCTGCCAGTTTTCGCTTGCTGACCTCTTTGCCTCTTTATCTCTTCCAAGAAAGGGAGGTGGCAAGAGAGGAAATCATTAACTATAAGAAATAATTATAAATAATTATAAGTATGAGCAAGATTTCATTTGTAAATACTATCGTCCCAAAGGGACAGTATAAGGACAGAGAGAAGGTGGGCGATGTCTATCTTATCCACTTCGACCCAACCGAGAAGGAAGGCATGAATGCTTACGAGTGCGTTGAGTGCTCTGTTCCTGTCAGTGATTACAATGGCAGCGAGGTGCTTGATGCCTACGAGGCTTGGAAGGAGAAGCACGATGCAGCGGAGCTAGCTTATGCCATCCGCTCAAAGGTTGCTGAGATTGAGGCTTACGATACATCTAGCAACGTCAATGGCTTTGTGTTGAATGGTATGACTGTATGGCTTGACAAGGCTACGAGAGTGGGCTTGATGAACTCAACCACCATCGCCAAGGCGGCTGGTCAGCAGACTACTACACTTTGGCTTGGAGACGTTAAGTTGGAGGTGGATTGTGACAAGGCTATCCAGCTACTTTCTGCCTTGGAAATGTATGCCTTGGAATGCTTTAACGTCACTGCCGCACACAAGGCTGCCGTGGCAGAGTTGAAGACCATCAAGGAGGTAGAGGCATTCGATGTTACTGCCGACTATCCTCAGCAACTTGTAATGAAGTTGTAGAACTATTAAAAAAGTAAAAGATTATGTGGTTATTATCATTGATTTCCTTTCTCCTTCTTGGGGGATTTCTCTTGTTGTCGGCAATGCGTTTTGGAGTGCCAGATATGGTGTCAGATACCTACTATCAGCTTCAAGGCACAACTGGTAGTGAGGTGCTTGGCGGAAAGACCAAGCGTAACTTCGGCTGGGTGTTCTCTGTGGTGATGTGCTTGGTGGCACTCCTTATGATGGTGGCTATCTTGGACTTGGATAAGGGCGTGCAGTGCCTAGCTTTCATTGGGTGTGCAGGACTGGCTTTCGTGGGGTGTGCTCCTAATTACTTGGGTGATGATTCCAAGGTACATAAGATAGCGGCTATCGTGTCAGCTATTGGGTGTGTTGGATGGTGTTTGTCCGTCTGTTGGTGGACCACATTGATAGTATCATGTTTGTATGCTTTTGCAATGATTAAGGTGTATGACCGCAATACATTCATTGGCTTCAAGGTCGTGTCATATCATCCTTGGTATTGGCTGGAGGTATCGGCATTCCTTGATGTGTTCGTTACTTATTTGATAATTTACTAGGAGGAAAACTATGACTTGGAAGAAATTACTTACAATCAACAAGCGAGACTTGGCAGGCTTGGCTTGTTGGCTGCTTATCAGCATATTGATAGGTCTGCTTGCTTTGCCTATCATGGTAGTAAGGGAATATTACCAGTATAAACACTACAAGTTAGAAAGGTTTGAGTGGGAGGATATTGCCAGATACTCTTTTGTGATAATAGTAGGTTCTGTTATTCGTATTTTGTTGGGGCAGTAATAATGGCAAATAGCTTTACAGATAAAAAAGATAGGTAAAATTTAATCTACCTATCTTTTTTATTGTTGCACTACCCGAAAAAGCTGCTCGCAAAGACTGCCCATGATATAACATGGCTCCTCGCTCATCATATCTATCCCATCCTGCTCGCAGACATGCGCTACCACATGAAGAAGCTCATGCCCGATAGTATTGATAATACTGCCATCAGATTTACATTCTCCTATGGCAAGAACACTCCTTCTTCCTGATAGATTGGAATAGGTAAGACCTCTATCCGTACTCTCCTTTATTAGATGCTCGTAGGCCTCTGATAACGGATTTCCGTTGCATCCTATATCAGAAAGAGCATGGCATATCTCATCGGCATCAGGTGACTGATAACCTATGAAACATACTATGCTCCATTCGTACCTCGGAAGTTGTATTACTCTCCTCATCATAACACATCTTCCCAAGGGATAGGCACTCCGTTGTGGCAGCAGTCGGCATAGAATCTGTTGAAGATAAAGCCATCCTTCTGGTCGGTATCATCCACCATATCCTTGATGAACTGGGCTAGCTGTTCCTCATCCTTGATAGAAGACTTATAGAAGTCTGCCCTCGCCATATTCGCCACATATACATGGTCGTAGCCTATCTTGTTCTTCACCTCTATTCCCTGACCAAGCAGCAAGGCATCCACCTTCTCCTTATCCCAAAACGAGATACTTACATCACGCTTGGAGGAAGGATCATACTTATACATCTGACTCACTGCCCACTCGCACATCTTCTTACTGAAATGATAGCCATTGTATCTGAGATAGGCAACCATTGCCTCGGGTTTGAGGTCATACATATCCAATGGCATTCTGCATTTTCCCATATTGCTGAATATTAAAGGGAGTCTGGTCCCGACATAAATGTCGCTACCAAAACTCCCAA